CGGCAGCGCCGTCCACACCTTCCAGGAGTTGGTGAAGGAGTCGAGCAGCTTGATCGCCTGCGAGCCGCCCCAGGAGTCGGCTGTGTGGAGCCGCTCGAGGACCCCATGTTTGCCGAACAGGTTCTTCGCGACGTCCGCGTCGAGAAACTTGACCGTCTTGTCGGGGAACCGGGCAGCTAGCGTGGCGAAGCGCTCCGGGTCCGCCCCGGCAAGCTCGGTCAGGGCGGTGTGGCCTTGGCGCTTCTGCTGCAAGGCGATTGCGAACTCGTCGGCGAACTCCCCGGCGTCCATCCGCCGGTTGACGATCTCGGTCAGCCGCTGTTTGCCTTCCTTGGTGCCGGCACGAATGGCGGATATGAACTCCTCGCGTGCCGTTCGCAGTTCGCTCATTTCCTGGCGGATCGCGTCGGACTCGGCCTTGATCTTCAAGTTGAGCTGGCCGAACAGGGTGTCTCCGGATGCGTCGTCCACGAACCCCACGTCCTTGAGCCGGCGTAGGTCGCCTGCTGTCCGCAACTGCTGCGCCTCGTCAGACAGCCGGCCGTGCTCCTCCTTCAGCGCCTTCAGCTTCTGCCCGGCCGGCGTGGCCGGCACCGTGTCCGCGAGCTTCCTTGGGCTCATCGAGGTCAGCGACAAGTCGCCACGCAAGCCGTCGATCACGTCATTCACCGCCCGGCGCTGGCTGATGATCTGCTCGCTCGTGTGCCGGCTGAGCGCAGCCTTGGCGATCACACCGCGCGCCTGGTTCTCGTTGCTCATAGCGACCGACGTCGCCCGCCCCGGCGTAAGCTCCTGAAAGCGAGCTCCACCGAGGTCCAAGAACCCGACCAAGTTGTCCTCGCTCAACATCTTGCCGAGCCCGGCCGGATCCAGCTCGCCGAGCCGCTTGCTTGCCATGACCATCAGGGAGTCATCGCCGAACACGCTCTGGTAGAACCCGAGCTTGCCACGCAGGTTGGCGTCCGCCTCCAAGCGCCGGTACCAGCGGTGCAGCGGGTTGGTCGAGAAGAAGGAGGCGGCATCGTAGTCGCCAAGCTCTTGCAACTGGCGGACGAACTTCAGGTCGAACACCTTGGCGATCGTGTCCTGCGCCTTGTCGATACCCGACAGCTTGGCGAATCCCGTCTTGCGCGTTCCCAGCTCGCGCATCATGGCGTTGACCTCGAAACTCGTCAGCGACGTGAACTTGCGGCCCCTCATGAACCCCGCCACGAAGCCCGAGGCGTTGCCCTTCAAGCTGTTCGAGAACTTGCCGAACTTGCTGTCGATCAGCTCGCGGCCTGCGGCGCTCAGGTCGCGCGGGACGTAGAGCTCCGAGATCATGCCGAGGAAGCCGTCGGCCACGTCCTTCTGACCGACGTGCTCCATCAGGGTGCGACCCTGAGAGATGAAGTCGTCGATGTCTCTAAGTGACACCTTCTCGCCAGCTTTCCCGGCGATCTCCCCCTTCTCGATCCTCCCCTTGATGGACCGGTACAGGTTCAATGCCGCCGTCTTGGTGGCTTCGACCACGCCACGGGTCGCGCCCTTCGTCTCCAGAGCGGTCGCGGCGCGCCCGAGCGTTCCGGGCGATGACGCCGGGGTGATGACGTCCGCGATCCGCTCGTCGGTGGCGTCGCCGAATAGGAAGCGGGTGTCGTCTGGCGTGTCGATGCCTGGCCGCACCTCGGACCCGACGCGCCCGTCGCGCATGAAGTCCAGCGCTTCATCCGGCAGCCGCGCGTCCGGGAACGCAACCATCCACGCCGTTGCCGCGGTGTCGAAGGCTTCGACGTCACCGGCGTCGATCGCCGTCGTCATGGCTGCGCGAAGCCTGAAAGCGTTTGCGCTCTGCGTCTCCATGATGCCGGCCGGCACCGGCGTCTTCGCGTGGACACCCTGTCCGAGCAGCCGGTCGCGCCGCCAGTTGGCCTTGGCGTAGGTAACCCCGTGCGTGACCGCGTTCTCAAAGGCCAGCGCGTCGTCGAGCTTGGTCACCCCCAGTTCGGTCGCCAGCACGACCAGGTCGGCGACCTCCTTGTCCTTAAGCGCCAGCTTTCCGACGTCGCTGTTGGCGGCCCGCCGGATCAACGGGATGAACTCCGACTGCCACTTGGCGACCGTTTCATCCCCCTTGTCCAAGGCGCCGCGCGCCAGCTCGCGCATGACCGATCCGGATACCTTCACGTTCCCGTCGGCATCAACCACCCGGGAGACCGCGCCGACCCGCGAGAAGCGGTTAGCCAAGGCCGCCGTCGGCGCGAAGCTGTTGAAGACGTCCACCGTGCGCTCGAGCGTCTTCGCCAGCGGCACGTCGAGCGCCTTGAACGGCAGCATCAGGTAGCCGGTGTTCACGAACGGGATGCCGAACGTCAGGAAGGCCGACTGCGCACCCTTCACCGCCTGCTCGGTCAGCCCGACGCCGCTCTTGAACGCCTGCTCGAGAAGCTGCTTGCGCGCAGGAGCGGCAAGAGCCTTGCCTGCTGCGCCCACTTTCGCGAACGGGAACAGGAATGTCGACGGATCGGTGAGGATCTCGCCTGCGAGGTTGATGAGGACATTGCTCCAGCCCTCTCTGGCGTCGGCCGATCCGAACGCTTCGCGGACTTCGGCGAAGTCGGTGTCGTCCACGATGTCCACGCCGGGCAGGATGTCCAGGATCTGGAAGAGAGGGTTGTTCTGGAGGAAGCCTCCAATGGCGCCAAGAACCCCGCCCTCGCCGGCGCCCTTCAGGCCGCCCTTGATCGCCTGACCGAACAGCAGCCGATCCGGGATCTGGAGGAGCTTGAAGAAGAAGTTGGTCTCCTCGTCGTCCTGCCGCCGTTGCGCCTCCAAGACGTCCGCCTCCTGCGGCATGAGCGAGGCCAAGGGATCCCGCGTCGCCGAAAGCTGGCTGCGCAGCAGCGACCCCAGGTTGGGCAGGCGCACCGCCGTCGGTTGCGACAGGGCGCGCTGAGCCTGGAGGATCTCTTGGAGAGTCGGCACGTTCTACTGCAATCCCGAGATGAACTGGGCGAGCGCCGCGAGCGCCGCTTGGAAGGGGGCCGGGTTGATGGCGGCACCAGGCCCGCCACCAGGCTGGCCAGCGAACGAGACGAGCGGCGTGCCGCCCGTGAACAATGACTGGATCGGCGCCAGCGCCTGGATCAAGGGGTCGAGGCCACCGAACGCTTGGCTCAGCCCTTGCTGGAATGTGATCTGACCAGGGTTGAACGGCGCCAACGGCGAGCCTGCGAACGGTAGGCCACCAGAGAACGCGGGAGCGATCGGTGAGCCCACAGGCGCGTTGACGCCCAGCCCACTGAACAGGCTGTTGAGCCCGCCAAACGACTGGGATGCGTTTTGCAGCAGGGTGCTCAAGAGCAGGGCCTGGTTCAAGACACCCGGACTTGGGTTGCCGCCAGGCTGCGGCGCTGGCGTGCTCGCAGGCTGGGACGGAGCCGCCTGATCCGCCGGCTGGAAGAACGGGGGAAGTGGCGGGCGGTCGAAGACGTCGGGGACCGCCGCGGGCGCCGGAGCCTGCTGTGCCTGTGGTTCGTTCGCCGCAGCCTGGCGGCCACCACGCGTAGGACTCGCCACCTGCCCGGTGAGAGCGCCGAACGGATTCGTGGCCTGCGCCAAAAGCTGGCCGGTGATGATGTCCAGAGGTGTTGCCATGTCGTGTCCTTAACGTGGTAGCCCCAGCGGTGTGATCGGCACAACCCGGCCAGGCGCAGAGAGGAAGCGTTCGATGGCCTTTACCACCTGAGCTCGCGTTGCTGCGTGTGGGATCACCTTGTCATCGATGGCCTTCTGGAGGAACTCTTTGGCGCCTTGGTCGGTCTTGAACTCGTCGTTGTACAGGGACTTGAGCGTGTTGTGCTGCCGCTCTCGACCAAGTTCCTTGGCCGTCGGAAGCAACTCGACTGTGCCGTCAGCCGTCGCGTAGACGAACCACTTGCCATGACCGGCGTTGTAGGCGTCGACCACCGCTGCCGGCGTTGCCATTTCGCGACCACCGCGTGTCGCTTCGTCCACCGCCTTGCGCATCTCGTTTTTGGTGGCGCCGCCATTGATTGCCGGGGACACCATGTCGTCTACGTTCGCAGGCGGCTCCGGTGCCGGCTCCCCAAGGCCCGGTTCCCGCAAGCCGAAGCGGCTTTCCTGGGTCCCGGCACCTTGTCCCCTCCCGTGCCTCAGCATCCGCAGCAGGTCGATGTTTTGGCTTTCCTCCTCCAGGCGCGCCAAGCGCTTGCGGGCCACTTCCAACTCCGCTTCCGAGAAGGTCCCGGAGAAGACGTCCTTGGCGATCTTGATGGCCTCCTCTGCACGCTGCTCGTTGGCCTCCAGCTCTTGATCGCTCCCGCCACCATGGAGCACGGCGCTGGAGCGCTCGGCCAGCGGTTTCATGACCTTGAAGAAGGTGTTGAGTGTGCCCTGGATCTGCCCTTGCGGCACACCTTGAGAGGCCAACACGGCGGCCAGGTTCTGTTGCTGCTCGGCCAGCGACTGCTCGCGCCCGAGGTAGCTATTGAGCTGGGCCATCTGGGTCGTGAACTTGGCTTGTCGATTCTCTGAGGCGAGCGCATCGGCGCGCTGCCGCGTCAGCTCGATCTCGCGGCGGATGTCCTGCTGCTCCTTGGCCGCGCGGTCAGCCACGCGAACCTCTTCGCGTTCTTGGCGGCCGCGTTGCTCCTCGCCCAGCCGGAACGCTTGGGTCTCGGAGCGCTCACGCCGCTGCTCGCCGAGCGTGTCGCGGAACCGCGCTTCCTCGCGCGCTCCTTGAAGCGTACGGAAGGCGCGGTCCTCCTGGACCTGCGCGGCATCGAGCGCGTCCTTGGCGACCTGCCGCTCGATACCCATCCTGGAAAGGTCGAGCTGACGGGTGCGCGCCTCCTGTTCTAAGCGCTCGCCCTCTTGCAGCCGCCGCTGCTCGGACCGCCGGAACGCCACGTCCTCAGAGCGCTGCTCGGCCTTCTCTGTCCGCTCCTGCTGGCGCTCGAACGCTTGGCGCCGGTCGCTCTCGTGGCGAACCTGCAACTCCCTGGATTGGGCGATGTTGGGCCCGAGGAAGCGAGAAGCTTCGGTGAACTGCTGAAGTGCCGGACCGAGGTCAGCCATGATCGTGCCTCCGCATCATCACTTGCCTCCGCCAGTGAAGAGGTTCGGGAATCCTCCCGCCGATCCGGCGGCCGAGGTCAGGCCGCCTGCGAAGCTCCCGATACCCTCGAGCGGTGAGACAGGCGCCCTCAGTCCGCCGATGACGCCGCCCGCTCCGAGTCGCGCTTGCGCCTCGTCACGCGCGAACTGGTCGCGCTGGCCCTGGAAGTTGGACAGCGCCTGGACCACCCGCAGGATGTCAGGGAGCCGCTGTTGCGCGGCCGCCAGCTCGACCTGCCTGTCACCCTCAGCGACCGACGCCCCGGTGCGCGACGCGACCTCGGCCTCCAAGCCGCTGGCAGCGCCGCTGCGGACTCCGCTCGTCGTTGACAGCCGCGCGCGCCCCTCTTCCAGTTGCCGACGCGCCACGTCATTCGCCGTTGACCGGTTGGCGAGCTTCAAGCTCTCGACAAGATCCGGAGAAAAGCTCAACGGGTCGGCCGACACGCCCGACAGCAACTGGAGGATCTGCATCACCTGCGGGCTCTGCTCGAAGCCCTGCCCCGCTTGCGCGAGGATGTCCCCTGCCTGCGTCGCTTGCCCGATCGCCTGCTTGTTCAGCTTGCCCTGGCTCGAGTCGCCCATGCCGGAACTCCTTTCCGAACACCACCCCGATGGGGCGGTACCCGTTCCCTAGCACCTGCCGCGTAAGCTCGCGGTTCTCCATCTGCACCATCAACTGCACGGTCTCGGCGCCCAAGGTCCTCGCGAACTGCCTGAGCAGCTTACACATGGCGAGACACGCGCGCGTCCCGCGGTAGGCCGGGAGCACGTACAGGTGGTTGACCACGACGCCCGGCCGGGTGCTGGTCCCCTGGTACCTGCCGGGCTCGGCCACAGCCAGACCGACCACGTTATCACGGTGCTCGGCTACGACGACCCCGACCGTGGGCGTGAGCAGCCACCCCATCGTGGCATGCTCGCAGACGGCGACCGCGTGTCCGTCGATGATCTCGCCGCGGAGAGCGACCGCCTCACCGATGAGCTGGCTGCGGATGCGCCACACAGCCTCGTGGTCGTCGTGCGTCGCGAATCTGGCGGTGACCGTCATGCGATGAACTTCCTGGTCCCCTTGAGCGAGAAGCCAAAGAACTCGATATCTGTGGCGTACGTGTCGTCGGCATGGTCCGCGTCGCGGTAGACAACGCCCTTCACCAGGTCGCCGGCAAACAGGTCGCCGCCGCTGAACAGCGTCCCCATGGCGTGGACCACGAGATCGCCGGCGGCGTGTCCTGATCCGCCGCTGCCCACCACTTTGTTGCTCGTGATCTCGGCGAGCACGCCACCATCGAGAAGGGCCTCGTTGTCTGCGACCGCCCGGCATGACACGGCCATCTCGACCGCCATCGTCGAAGTCGGGCCGGCGCTCAATCCGTAGTACGCCGTGATCGTCACGACCGCATCCACGTCAAGATCGCCTGGCACCACGAAGCGGAACGCCCAGCCTTCTTGAGTCGTCGGCCCCCACGTCAGCGAGATGATGTGCCCGTCGTAGTCGGTTGGGTCGGTGATCTTGGCGTCCGTGGCCGCGATAGTCCCGGTCCCGATATCCTGGTAGGTCTTAGAGTCCACCAGCCAGGTCCGCTCCCAGGAGGCGTTTGGAACCTGTCCGACATTCGCGGCATGGTTCGCCAGCGTGCCCGCCGCAAGCGACGTGATCTGCTTGCCGCCCATCGACTGGTCTCCGGTGAACGCGCGCGTGCCATCCACCCGGATGTACTGAGTGTGGTCGTCGTCCAGCAGACCTGCGAATATACCGTGGTCGACGTTTGTGACGTTGACGTTGATGAACGCGCTGCCGTTCCACACGAGGACGTCGTTCACCGCGACGCCCGTGAGCGTCACGTTCGACAGGTCTCCGATGGCAAGCACGGCAGCAGCCAGAGCCGGCAGCGTCGTGTCCGCCCATGCCGTGCCATTCCAGATGATGATGTCGTTCGCCGCCTTGATCATGTTCGCGACGTCGGCCAGATCCTCCAGGTCGAGGACGGCACCCGCCAAGGACGGCAGGGTCGTGTGGACCCACTCGCCACCCACCGACCGGATGATCCGGTTGTCAGCATGGGCCACCGTGACGTCGCCTAAGTCCGTGAGATCGGTTCCGCCGACAGCCGAAAGGAACGGGATCTTGGACCAGATTGACCCGTCCCAGTAGATGATGTCGTTGGTGGATGGCGACGCTGCACTGACGTCCGAGATGTCGTCTAGGTTGAACGTCCCGATCGTCAGACCGTCGGCGCTGCACGTAAGCTTTAAGCCGTCCAGCTTGACCGACATTTTGTTGACCGCATCCAACGCCAGGCCACAGCCCAATTCGTTGAACGCACGCGCGTAGAACCGCAGAAGATGCTTGTGCAGGACCTCGATCCAGTCCTGGAAGTCAGGCGTGCAGATCGGCGGCGGTTCGCCAAGTGGCAGCTTCAGCGTCATCGCGCGTCAACCTCCATCCCATCGAATAGCATCTGCTGGATCTTCACCCGGCCGAAGATCGACGGAGGGAACGATGCTCCTGTGAGCGCGGCAAGCCCGGTGTCGCCGACGCGCACCCTCCAGTTGCGACCGAGTCCGCCCACGGCAAGCAACACGTGCGTCTCGGTTGTGGCCCACGTCGATTCGGCGTTGTAGGTCGACGACCCGAACGGTTGCGTGCGTGCCGACACGTTCGGCTCGGCGGCGATCCGCACGATGTTGCTGGCGTTGTCGGATGTCCCACGGAGATGCGCCCAGTGCATCCGCACCAACGAGAACGGGTTGCCGAAGTTGAGATTGAAGTCAGCGTAGAACTCGACCGCCCCGATGCCGTATGGATCGTTGGTTGCCGGGGAGGCCGCCTGCGTCTCGTAGAAGGTCAGGGTGTTCGCCGTGTTGGACGCGATAAGGGCGTAGTTGAGCGACCCCAAGCTCTTGTCGTACCAGATGCAGTAGAGGCCCTTGTATGCGTCCACGGTCCACGTCCGACCGGTGTCCTGCAAGGTGGTCGTCGAGTGGTCGCCCGTGGCAAGGCCGGCGGCCACCGTGACGGCGTCGGAGTGACCATCGAAGTCACCGGTGTCGAGCTTGACGACGTGGCCGCGCGAGATCCCAAACATCTGAGGGTCGTCGTTCTCGTCCTCAATTTCGGCGACCACGTCTAAGTCCATGCGGTAGCGCGACCACACCCCTTGGCTGTAGTCGAAGACGAGGATGGTGTCGTTCCGCGTGTTGCCTGTCGTGCTCAGCGCCATCCACACCTGTGAGCGACGACGATGCAGAGCGACCGAGATGTCACCACGCCTGGCCGGGTTGATGGTGTCGCGGACGAAGGTCTGGATGGACGGCCGCTCGGGGTCCTGCGGCGAGCTGGCGTTGAAGGTCGTCGAGCCATCCCACAAGACGATGTCGCGCTCGCCGACGTAGATGTGAGCCGAGTCGAACTCGAGAACCGCCAAGGGGCCGACGGCGCCCGAGTCCTTGGACAGGAAGGTCAGGAAGAACGGATCCGTGGAGTCGCCCGACGCCGTGATCCTGACGCGGCCGTCGCGGTAGTGGGCGATCAGGGAGTCGCGCAAGGTCTCGAGCGCCGAGATCGGGTCGCCGGAGTCCAAGTCGGTGTCGACGAAGTCGGTTGCCTGGTTGAAGGCGTCGAGAGCGCCCGGCTGACTCCAGTAGACCCGCGTCGGGTTGGTCGCCCAACCGGCGACGAACAGGCGGTCCTTGAACACCTTGACGATGCTCCCTGGTGGCGGCTCCTCGTTGCCCGTCAACGAAAGTCCTGTCGTGCTGATCGAGCCGATGTCGACTGTGTAGGTGGTCGCGGTGTTGCCCTCGACGATCGCATCGTCACCTGCGGCCGTGGTCGCCAGAAAGAAGTTGCTGTCGTCGGTCGAAATCCATATGCGGCGCTGCGTGACCTGCGGGTCAGACGAGATCGGGATCTTCAAGCTGTCGATGGCTCCGCTGCCGCTGCCGCCGCTGATGACAGCCGACCCCGACGGCGACGGATCGCTCTCGGCGCCGGTGACGCCGTTCCGGTAGGTGACCTTGATGTAGTAGGTCCCATCGGCGAGACTGCCGCCGCTGGTCTTGGTCGTCACGACAGGAACCTGGAACGGAGCTCGGATGCCCACCCAGTCGATCAGGCCGCCCGACCACTTGCGCGGCCTCTTGCCGTTGTTGGAAGCCATGTAGACCGTGCTGCCGTACTGGGCGACCGTCCACTTGCCACCCTTGTGCAGGTTGCCGGCGACCGGGGTCGCAGACGCAGCCACAAGGTCGATCTCGTACAGCGTGGTCCCACAGATGGCGAGCATGCTGCGGGAGACTGAGCCTTGCGGTCCGATCCGGTCGTAGGCGTAGAGCATCTGGCCTTCGACCGACTGGTATGGGTCCACCAGGCCGATGTCCCAGCGGACGCCGTCCTCCTCCTCGGGGTAGAGGTAGCTGTCTGCCTTGACCACGAGCGTCGTCACCTGCCCGGTGACCTCCAAGACATTCCCGTAACCGTCCTCGAGCGGCAGCCCGTAGATCAAGTTGAAGGTCGCCTGCGCACCCGACTGCGTAGGCAGCGGGCCGACGGGCGTGGTACGTCGTGACCATTGGTCGAACGGATCGTAGAGCGTGATGACGCTGGCGATCGCATTGGTGTTGCTGTCGTAGGAGCGGAAGAAGGCGACGTCGGACAGCACCCCGAAGAGGTGCGCGTCGTTGCTGTTCTCGGTTGGAGGGTAGTCAAAGTCCGTGATCTGCGTCCCGAATGACCATGACGCCGCGACGCTCGCAGGGTCCAAGTCGCTGCCACCGTCGGTGGTGATCGGCGAGCCGGCGACCACGTTGGTTACGCCTTCGATCTTGCACCACGGAGTCACCAGCTCGGTTCCCCCGCTGTTGCGACCCAAGTTGACGGTCACGCGGTGGCGAGTGTCCTGGTTGTCCGAAAGCGTCAGTCCGACGGCCGTCGTTTGGGTTCCGCTGGCGGCGTCTCGGTAGTAGACGATGATGTCGTCATTCTCGACCCGAACTCCGAGAGGAGAGGGGTCTTGGGCGGTTGGGTCGTCGTCAGCGGATGTCCCTGCCCAGAATATGGTCTGATCCCTGACAGCCGTTTCACCAGGACCCAGGCGCGGTGTGTATACGAACGCAAAGGTCCAGGACCGGACCGGAGTGCCTCCAGTGGTGAACGCCTGCGAGGTTGTGTCGTAGAGGCTGAACACCCGTTGCGGGGCAGCGCTCCAGGTAGTCTGGATGAATCCGGAATCGCCGAAGAACTCGAGTCCGGTGCGTCCGACAACAACGTCAGGATCGGTGACCCATTCGGGTCCTTCCGCCCCGATGACTCCGGTGAAGGCGTTTCCCGATGAATCGGCGACGGTGCTTCCGTTCCCATCGTTCAACTTCCAGTACCCGACGCACGTGGCGGCCTCGGCATCGGTCAACTCGCGGTTGTAAGCCCCTTGGAACGATGGTTTGGCGGCGCCGTTGAACAGTCGGAACTCGGCCAGGGTGAAGTTCGCGTTGCCGGTGCTCGCCGCGTCGGCGCCGATGAACCATCGTGCGGATGAGCTGACGAATCCGGCGACGGTGGTCGTGGCCGAACCGATGTCGGCGCCGTTGCCGTCGAGGACGCTCAGGGTGTAGCCGGTGTCGCCGGCAGTGCTGTAGAACTCGATGAAGCGGAACTGATCGACTGGCACGGTGTCCGAGGCATTGCCGTCATCGACGGTGATGTCACGAAGCAAGACGCCGGCGTCGAACACCCTTAAGCGCCACGCACCGTTGGACCCTGACGCCGGGTCGTAGCTCAACTGGAAGAAGCGTCCGATGCTGATACCCGACCCGCGGCCGAGGATGGTCACCTCGGAAGTCGGATACTCACGCATCACGGCAACGATGCTCACGTAGCCTCTTGATGCGAAGTCGAAATCGGGTTGGTCCAAGATGCTGATGAAGTCGTTGTCTCCGTCGAACCGTGCCGAGCAATCGCGCAGCATCGTTGTCTGGCCGTGGACTCGCCGAAAGCCAGCTCGACGCTCCATGATCCGGTTGCTGAACTCGACGTTGCGCAGATCGGGCGACTCGATCCGAGTCAACTGCAACGGGTCGTCGCGGTCCGACAGCCCCGCGAACCTGTCGATTCTGGCTGTCACGCGCTTGGCGGTCATGGGTCAGTGACTAAGGTCGGTGCCGGACAGCCCGGTCGGGCGGTAGCCTGGGAACTGTGGCGCGCCTCCGTATCTGCGGGCCTTAAAGACGCGACCGGTGTAGGACTTGGCGGCCTTGCGCATCTTGCCCTTCCACTCGTTGAAGGACACGAATGCCGATTCGGACTGTTCCCTGGTCAGGAACTGGCGCAGCTTCCACAGGGCTCCGTCAATGATCCCATCGACGAACTCGCGCGGGAATCGCTGGTCCAGCTCATCACCGTCGGCGGCCGCCGATTGGTCGACCGGCTTGGCGAAGTAGCTGTAGTTGATCGTGTAGGTGGTTTCCGGCGTCGGCACGAGTCGCATGATCTGGTGGCCGGTGGTGCTCGACGCCGTCCGCGCGCGACCCTTCATGATGTAGAAGCGTGGCCGGTTCTCACCCTCGAACAAGCGGTCACCTTCCAGCTCGTCGTGGCGCTGCTGATCGAGCATGTGCAGCGTCTCTTGAGGGGGCGAGTCATGCTTGACGCCGGGCTCGATGATCCGCTGGAAGTCCGCCGCGAGCTCGTAGTCTGCGGTCGAGGTGGCGGCCGAGACCGTGCTCTCGGCTTCGTATGCCGGGTGGTCGGTCTCGGTCACCATCTGGAGCATCGAGTAGTAGAGCGCCCACTTGATTTCGGTCTTGAGCTCGGAGCTCGCGTTCGCCGTGTTCGCGAGATGAAAGTGGACGCGGCTGACGAGGTCGCCGATCGTGCGTGATTCGACGGCCATCGTCTGCTACCCCTCTTCGTGCGCCCCGATCAGCGGCGGATTCAAGGCGCCCTGGTGCTTCTTCTCGTCTTTGCGCGGCTTGGGGTCCGAGATGTTCTCCGCGTGGCTCTCCGCTGGTTCGAAGCCGACCCTTGGCGCGCGCAGCGCCCGGTCGCGCCACCCCTTGGGAAGCTCATCCTTGCCGCGCCAGCGGATGAACGCCTCGGCGATCGTGCTGTCATCCTTCATGCACTCGCCGAGGACGGCGCGCAAGTCCTGGTAGCTCAGCGGACCCTGCCCGTCCTTCTTCGGGACGTCGACTCTCCTGGCCGTCAGCGTGGAGCGGTCCCAGTCGCACGAGCAGGACTTGAACCTCCCCGATCTGGCGCAGATGTACCACCAGCGGTTCTGGTAGGGGATCTCGTGGCGGTCGATGTCGGGCACGTCATCCCAAGGTGCGTTCTGTCTGCGGTCCATGTGGTCTCTCTGGTTGTGCGGCGGGGACCCGATTGTCCCCGCCTGAGCGTTGGCTTGGTCTACGACATGGCGCCGTTGACCCACACGCGCGAGTTGCCGTCGGAGCCGGTCTGCTCCAGAGCGATGAAGCGGAACCAGTTGCCGGTGGTGGCGGTGCTGACGTCGAGCTCCACCAGCTTGCCGGCAGCCGCGAGCTGGAGCGGGTCCAGGTCCTCGATGGTGTTGCTGGAGCCGTCGGTGAGCGCGTTGATCGCCCCGGCGACGCAGACCTCGATCTGGTCACCGTCCAAGGCCTGGCGGCCTTTCAAGCCGTCGTCCGTGGTCTCGACACCCGTCCCCCCGCTGCCCGTGTAGATGCCGATGGCCAGCCAGTCTTCTCCGGCGTCGGCCGAATCGACCAGGAGCCTTCCGTCCGTGGAGTTGCCGGCGTCCAAGACGACGACCTCCCCGACCTCGATGGTGGCGTCGGCCTCCACCCAGATCCGTTTGGTGTTGTCCGGGGTCGAGACGACGTCGTCCCTGTTGATGCCTCCAAGAGTCATGGGTTCACCTCCTGATCTCAGGTCCCGTAGTCGAAGATGGTGCCCAGGTAGCGCGGGTTGCGCGCCACGAGCTGCCCACGCCACACCATGTGGCGCACCGCTGCGAGCTGGTCCGTCGGCTCCTTCGGCTTGCGAAGGGCGAAGTCCGCCCGGGAGTCGACCGCGAGGTCGATCATGCGCGTGTTGAGCATGTAGAGCCTCTGCTTGGCGCTGGTGGCATTGCCGAGGCTCGAGTTGCGCGTGGTCGCGAACTCGTCCATGATCCACATGGCGCCCTTGAACTTGATGTTGTCGAACGCCAGGTTGACGTCCTTGAGCGCGCCGCCCTCCTTGGCGAACCGCTGCTTCTCGAAGCCCGCGAACTCGTAGTCGTCGAACGGCTGCTGGGACGAGATGATCAGGTCCGGGTGCATCACCCCGTAGGAGCAGAACGAGTAGAGCTGAAAGAGCGCCTTCAAGGCCGCGTTGGGTGCCCCGCTGGACAGCCCAAAGGTGTTGCCGGCAGACGTGTCAAGGAAGTCGATGGACACGTTCTCCCAGCCGGTCCCGGTCGTCTCGACGTCCGTGAAGGCGACGCGCGTGATGCCACCCAAGGTGTTGGTGGCCTGACGAGCGCGCCAGCGGTCGTTGATGTAGCCGAGGGTCGTCTCGGCGTCCGTCGTGGTGTTTTGCGCCTGCGTGTCGGCGTAGCAGATGTCCTCCAGCCCGATGACGTTCTTGCTGTTGCTTGAGGAGCCCTTGTAGATGTCCTTGGCGATGCGGTCGGCCATCGACAGTTCGACCTGCTCCACGTACTCCTCGAGCCGGTCGGCGATCGCCTGCGGGGAGGTGAACTCCCACTCCTCCTCCAGCGACATGGCCAGAGGAGCTGCGTAGTTGGAGACAGGGAACGATGCCGCCTGCGCGCCCTTGGATGACGCCGTGGAGACCGTGTCGTAGCCGCCGAACGCGTCGACGCCTGCTGACTTGGACTCCAGGATACGGACGTTCAGGAACGCGGGAAGAGGCCGTGTCTTCTTCGACGTTCGCGACAGCACGTACAGAACCGGCACGTTGTTGAAGACGATGTCCTCGGCCTTGCGGCCGTTCCACCAATCTTCGAGGACGTGCGTGAACAGCGTGGTGAACGAGCCTGACGCCGACCCGTTGACCAGCCTGGATGCGGTGGGCATGTAGTTGCCTCCTTTGGCCTTCCGCTATCCTCTTGGCAGTTCGATGCCGCCCGCACTCATGCGGGCTGCCAGCAGCTCTGCCAAGGACTTGCCCTGCGATTTGGGCTTGGCTCCTACAGTGCTCACGCTTGCTCCTGTGAGGTTTCCGTTCACCGACTTACGAGTCCGGCCGCCCTGGCCTGGCGTGCTCGTCTTGGTCGGGGCCTGAACCCCCAGGAATTCGATCGCCTTGCGGAACTGGTCTTCTTGCGAGAGACCCTGCATCTGGTCTCTGTTTCTGGTGATGAACTCCGACACCTGGAGCGCCTTGTCCTGGGCCCCAGGGAATGCGCGAGCGGTCTCGCTCCAGGTCATCGAAGCGATCTGCTGCTCGAGCTGGCCGATGCGAGCGGCCATCTGCTGCGCGATCGGAAGCACGTGCTTGCGCGCGTAACGCTCCGACGCCGCCTCCATGACCTCGACGTCCTCAGGCTTCCAGTCGTCGAACTTGACGGACGGGTACGCCGACTGCACTTCGGCGCTCTGGTGCGCCTGCCCCCTGGCGGTGCCGGTCAGGCTGGCGGTGATGGCCTCCAAGCCGCCCGGCGTCGCGATGATCTTGTCCAGAAGCTCCGCCTTCTGAGAAATCTTGGGATCGGAGACATTGGCGGCCTCAGCATCCCTGCGGAGCTCGGCTGCCCTCTGCATCGACCGGGTGAAGCCGGCCTGCATGTTCTGCCACGCCTCTCGGAGTTCGGGCGTGAGCGTCTCCGGATCGACGTCGGTGAAGGTGTCCTCTTCCCCCGTGATCGCGGACAGCCCCTGGTTTTCGTCCTCGCCTACGGCCTGGTCGTAGTCGAGAGAGCCAGTGGTGTCGTCCGGATCTGGGTCTGAGCCCTGGTCTAAGATGGTGTTCTTGTCAGGCATGGCGGCATCACTTCTGGGTGTGCGGGGAACCCGGAGGGAACGTGGTGATGGTGCTGGTCTCCCTCTTCACCGGCTTGTTCTTCTTCTGGTCGCTGCCGCCGACGTCCATGTTGATGTTCTTCTTGCCCATTGGAATCAGTCCCCCATCAGTCTGGAGATCTCTGCCTGGATGCGCGGGTTGATCTTCCGAGCCGCCGCCGCGCGACGCGCTTTCAGAGGGTCTTCCTCCCCGCGGTCCTTGAGTCGGTGCCCGGTCGCTAGCATGTAGGCCTTGAGCTTGCGAGGCGACCTGATCGAGTCGACCGTTGGTCCTTCCGCTCCGTCCTTGGTGCGCACGTAGTTCTTGCCCCAAACGGCGCGCCCTTCCTCGCAGGCCAGGTCCTGGACAACCTGCGGGTGTGAGCCGGCGGTGTCGTGCTCCACGTACTTGTAGCGGCCGCTGTCGTAGAAGGCCCCGTCGTGGACTGCCGGAGCGGATCCAAACCACTTGCTCACGTGGCGCGGCCCGTAGGTGTACGCCCATTTCGTGGGCGAAAGCTCCGTGACGTGCGTTAAGCCGTGGACACGAACGGTGAAGCCGTCGTGGTCGGTGTAGACTCGGTCTGGTTCGGAGCTACGAGCCATTGCCGGCACCTCTCGGTGATGCGACGCCAGGTTGGGCGGGCTTAGAACCGCCGCCCTGCTGGAGCGGGCTGTTCTGGAGCGCGAACAGGTTCTTGGTCGCGTTGTTGATCTCTTCGGTGTCGGCCGAAATCAGAAGGTTCTCGCCGGCCACGCCGAGAAGCGCCTTGTATGCCTCGATCTGCCAGGTCGCCCAGTCGGTGTTGCCGAACAAGATCGGGTTGTTGGCGCTGATGGTGGCAATGGTCACCATGTCCTGGAACAACTGCGCGTCGTCACGCGGCCTCATGGACCCACGCTCTACGGTCACCCGCAGGCCGAGCGTGATGTCGTTCTCGGTCATGGTGCCGGAAGGCCCGCCCCGCCAGGACGCCGCGGCCTCGGGGCCGGCCAGGCGCGTCATCCGCTCCTTGTCGTAGAACTGGACCATGAGGCCTAAGCGCTTCAACGCGACGTCCAAGACGAACGCCTCGCCGGCACGGCTCTTGTGGCTGCTGGACACCAGAGCGTTTTGGGCGATGATCTGGGCTTCCGTCGCCGACGCTCCGGACTTGAGCGTCTGCTGCGCCTGGTTGGGGCCGCGGCCGGTTCCCATCTCGACCGCTCTCTGGATCATGGCCAGGAAGTTCATGGGTTCCGCGGACTTGGAGTCACGCGGCAACTTCATGATGAGATCGCGGAGTGTGGAGCCTTGCTGCACCGTCACCTCGATCTTCTTGGAGACACCAGGAGCATTGACCGCGTGCCACTCCTTCTCCGTGATGCCTGCTCGTGCATCGACGAAGATCGTGTCTTCCTGGTCGCGCGCGTAGCCGTCCATGCTCTTGGTGTAGAGCAGAACTTCCGCGTCAAGTTGGTCCTGCACGATGGCGACGTCGGGCTGGGCGAAGATCTCCTCGCCGTCATCGTTCCAACGCAGCAAGGAGTACGGACACCCAACCCAGTAGAACGCCTCCTCTTTGCGCAGGATCGTCGGGTGGTCGCGGGCGATCACGACCATGTCCCATCGGCCGTCCAGCCGGCGCTCGAACAGCTCGTACAGCTCGACCAGGTCATAGGGGTTGCTGCCACCCTCGCTGGTCCGCCACTTCTCGCGGGCGGAGTCCGACCCGTAGAAGTCGAAGCTCTGGGTGAGCGACGCTTGGAGCCCTTCCGTCTTGCCCTTGAAGTTCGGGTCGGCGAGCACGGCGTCCAAGCGCCTGACGATGATCCGGCCGACGATGGAGGCGTCGTCTAAGCAAGTGGCGTCAGGGTCGCAGACGAAGTGCCATGGGCTGATGCGCCGGCTGGAGATGGTGCCGGTTCTGACCCGGGTGTCGAGCTCGAAGTCCTCGAGCTGCTCGGGCGAATCGGCGAGGGAGGCTTCGAGGGAAGCCTTGGTAGCGACCTCGTCGATTGCGGCGGCCAGCATCGGGTCGTCCGCCTCCTGCTGCCGCCGGAGTCGTGCGGATTCCGTGGTGGCGCCGTCGCTCGCGGGGCCGCTGTAGGAGGTCAGGCAGATGCCCCATCCTGTCTTTACGCAGTCGCGCACGCCGAGCGCGATGGTCTGCATGATGGAGCGGTCCTCGCCCCACTCGTTGTTGATCGCCCGCTCGAACGCCGGCACTTGGTCTCGCTCGACGGTGGGCGTCCAGCCCTCGAAGTGGAACTTGGGAGGCGTCCCCAAGACCTGCGCCTCGGTCGAGTGGACCATGTCGTAGACGCGTCCAGGGACGACCGCGACCGCTGCCGCAGCTCGCCGTCGCGCCATGTCGCGCCCGCGGTTGTACTGGGACTCGACCTGCTTCCAGTAGGCCGCGTACTCGCTGCGGCGCTTTAAGTAGTAGTCGACGAAGTCCTGGTACCAGCGCGCGGTGTCCTTGTCTGACGCCGAGGTTTTGCCGCGGCGGGCGTCTTCCGCAGCCGCCATGCGGGCGAAGATCGAGTGCGGCGCCCCGCGCGGGCTGTTGACGACGATGCTAGTAGGCACGGCCGAGCCTCATGCGGTCTCCTTGACCTTGGGCCGCGTAGATGTCCGACAGAATCTCGCTCATCAGGAACGGGTTGTACGGGACCTTCGGATCGTCCTTTGATGGCTTGGCGTCCGAGCCAAAGGCGTAGATGTCCGCGAGCGCGTCCAGGATGTCGTCCGACTTCGCGTTGGGGCCGTACTTGTCGAGCTCGCTCGCGAACAACTCGCCCCACTGGCACTTGCGGACGTGGAGTCCGCCGGCCTTGACCAAGGGCGCCATGGCGCGGATGCGCTCCCACTTCTTGGTTGCCCGCGATCGCTCCGTCTCCAGGATCTCGTAGAAGACGCCGGTCTGGAGCTGGTCCTTCTGCGCCCACTTGACGAGCTCGATCTGGAAGCCCGTGGTCTCGATCGCGATCCATTCCGGATGCCACTTCTGCGCGGTCTCACGGAGCCAGTCGATCTTCTGCGCGCCTACGGGATGCCCATGCTTCAAGTCGAGCAGCCAGATCTCGCCGTCTTCGTCGATGGCGCAGACCGGCAGGGCACAGGCGTCCGCGTGCTCCTTCTCCGAGCGGTTCGGGTCCATCGCAGCGAAGACCTTGAAAGACTTGCCACCGAAGGGAAGCGGCGGGGTGCCGAAGACGGGGAACCCGCCATCCAACGAGTCGAACCACTGAAGGTCGCCTCGGTCGAAGACCCGCATAGAGTCCGGCTGCGGGTCGTTCAAGAACTGGCATCCGAACAGGTAGTCACCCATGCGCTGGCGCAGCCCGTCCAGCCGCTTCAAGGTGTAGCGCGTCGGGAACAGCGGCTCCCCGACCTCACAGCCCATCCATGCTGCCGTCTGCTCGTCGCAGATCGCCTTCAACACGAGCGAGCGGACTTGGCGGTGACCGTCGATCGGGGCGTAGGGACCAGTCGGATCGATCAGCTCGCCGTGGGCGTCGTCCTCGTGCCAGCGGGTCCCGACGTTGATGACCTTGCACTCATCCGTTCTCATCAGCGCCTCGGACTCGCGGCGGTAGCGCTTGGTGTTGGCCCGCAGTTCCTGGGTGTTGACGTTCTCGGCGAACACAAGGTCGTCGTGGATGATCAAATCGAAGTGCAGGCCGACGACCGAGGCTTCGACGGAGGCCGCCATCACCGACGGGACACGGCCGTCTCGGTTGTGCTTGACGGCGAGCCGCTCCTGGAGCCACATGGGTGACTCCTTGCGCGGGGCGTTCCACAGAACGTCCGGCCACAACTCGCGCAACAGCGCGTTCATCTCCATGTTGGTCTTGATCTCACGCACCATGGCTGTGGACTGATCGCGCTTGCCGTGGGCGATCAGGATTCGCAGCTCCGGGTGGCGCACCAGCCGCCAGATCGGATACGAGACCGAAGCGAGCGTGGTCTTGAAGTGCCCGCGTGGGATCAAAAGGGATGCGTACTTCTCGTCTGCGGTCTCGATCTCCTGGATGAATTCGCACAGCCGGCGGTGGAGCGGCTCGTAGAGGTCCTGGAAGCCCATCACGTGGACGCAGAACCACCAGAACGACGCTTCGGCCTTTCGTCGTGCTTCCTGCGGTGTGCTTGCCGGTAGGACCATCAGGACAGACGCATGTAGGTGATGATGAGATCCAACGTGTTGGTTCCGTGCGGGTTGTAAGCCTTCACGTGGGTCAGCGCGTTGCTCCCACGTGGAGCCTTGAAGACCATCGGGCCCTGGTCAGGGGTGTCGATGAACAACGGGATGCCGGTGGCGTCGGCAGTCGTGTGTGGGGTCGGATCGGCCGGAGCTTCCCCGAATCCGAAGGCCAACTTGGCCAGCGACGGGGTGGCGGTGTTGGCCGCGATGATGACCTGATCGCACGGGTACCCGGCGCTGTCCGCGTACAAGTCCGCGGCTGAGGAGGGCGGTACCGAGAACAAGTCGGCGAAGAGGATCTGGCCAAGGTTGATCTCAACCATGGGCAGCAACCTTTGCCTCGACCGATGCGAACTTCTTCTGCCACGCCTCGAACGCGGTCCCCACGTGCGGCTTGGTGCGGACGCCGCTGGTGATCATGTCCCGGATCTGCTGGAGAGCGAACACCTGGTCGCGCGGCTCCATGGTCTCCATCTCGTACCAGAGCACCTTCACGGCCAGCCGTTCGCACTCCTCGTTGTCGCCGATATTGGCGGCCGCCTGGATCTCCTTGTGGATCTCGGTGATCGCCTCGCCGTTGAAGGCGATGATCTCGTCTCTGGTCAGGCGTTGCTGTCGCATCCGCAGTCTCCGATCCGGTGCATGTCGGCCTTGAGACGCCGTCTCACGTCCCTGTGCGGTGGCTCCTCCGATCGCCTACAGCAGCTCCGGAAGTGGCTGATGGCGATCCAGTCCAGGTCGTTGCCGCTGACCACCGGGTAGCGCAGAATGGCGCCACGGCCTTGGTTCGAGGTCTCCATCATCGCGTTCTTCACCCGGATCTCGAGGACGGCCACGAGAGGGTTGGTCTCGATCGGATCCTTGGCCACGACGACCGTCCCGACCTTGCCGTGCTTGCCGGTACCGGTCCAGCAGGCGACGTACCAGTCTTGGAACCGCTTGGACGCGATCTCGTCCTTGACGCGGCTGTCCCACTTGCTGAGCCACTGGAGCGCCATCCGCCAAGAAGTCTGGACCAGCTCTTGACGTGTAGTCCAGAGAGGACTACACTCCGCGACGACAACCGTCGTTGGGGGTTTTGATGAACAAGGGCCGCACCACCCAGGAAGCGATCGACGCCATGAACATGGCGAACCCGAGCTTGGGCCTCACTTTCGACCAGATCCACCGCGCCATCAGGATGCGCCAGATCCCCAAGCCGGCGATGTTCGGCATCTCCTACTTCTGGACGCACGCGGACCTGGTTGCCTTGGCCGAGCACTTCAACGTCACCCCGCCGGCGGAGGACGAGACCGATGACTGAACGAGACATGAAAGGCTCGATGGTCATCAACCTGCCGTGCCGCGACATGGTCTTCTACGAGTCGTGGCAGGCGATCTTGCAGGCCCTGGTGCACGGGCACACCTGGATGTCCCAGACGCACCCGGGCGCCCAGTTCGGCATCGCATCGGTGAAGCGCCCGCATGTGGCGCACGCCCGCAACAAGATGATCGACGAGGCTCTGAAGTCCGGATTCGAATGGATCCTGTGGCTCGATGACGACGCCGTGCCGCCGCCGGACCTGATCGAGCGGCTGATGAGCCACAAGAAGAAGTGGGTGGCACCTCTGTTCGTGACTCGTGGGCCCAAGCGCGAGTCGCCGGCCGCCGTTCTGGTCAAGGACGTGCTACGCCCCATCGCCTTCCACAAGGGCGGCCTGATGCTGGCCCACACGACGGGGCTGCACTGCATGCTGATGCACCGGGACGTGGTCTTGAGCACCAAGGAGCACCTGGACGGCAAGGCGCTGTT